CAATAGGAATGCAGTATAAGGCTTTTTCTTTTGAGACCAAAGATATAACGATCAATTCTGAGAGTCGCAGAATTTCTGGATATGCTGCTATTTTTGGGAACAAGGATAAAGCTGGCGATATCTTAATAAAAGGATGTTTCTCAAAAAGTATACAAGAAAGAGGGCCTCAAAGTAATGCAAATGATAAGATCATCCACCTATGGATGCATAACATGAATGAACCGGTAGGTAAAATTGTTACATTAATTGAGGATGATAAAGGATTATATTTTGAGGCAGATATTGATAAAATTGATTTAGGGGATAGAGAAATTACCCAGCTAGAATCTGGCACAATCAATCAATTTTCTATCGGCTATTCTTACGTTTGGGACAAAGTAGACTATGATTCGGAGAAAGATGCCTTTATTGTAAAAGAAGTCGTATTGTATGAAATATCTGCTGTTTCTATAGGTTGTAATGGAGAAACTTATTATACAGGTTTAAAAACTGCGGAAGAAGTAGAAGATAAAGTTATTGAACTACATAGCGAAATTGAAAATAGTTTGCAGGGATTATCCATTAAAAAGAAAACAGAAATATTGGGCTTATTCTCAAAGTTTAAGGCACTTATGCTAATCAAGCCGGAGGAAGATATGAAAAGTAGGCTTCGTTCACTTGCACAAGATCAAGCCGCCGTAAACCCAAAGAAAAGCTTATTTCATAATGTGAAATTTAAATAACAACTAAAAGAAGTAGAAAGATGAGAAAGTATTTAAGAGTACTGTTTCAAAACAGCATGAGAGGAAGAAAAGAAAGATTTAAACTTTCCTGTTCTTTATTTGCAATTATGGCATTGTCACTAATTGCGGTATTTACTCTTGCCGCTAATCCTGTGGCTGGTGGTGTGTTGTTGTCTGGTCTTGGTTTAATGGCTTTTATCGACGAATCTACGCTTGATGATGATCAGAAAAAGTTTTTCAAGGGGCTGGATGACAAACTGGAAGAGTTGAATGTGAAGTTTTTGAAAGACGAGTTAGGAAAACCGGAATATCTCAAGCAGATTAACGATTTGATAAATGAGTTCAAGCAATTGAATGAAAAGAACATGTCGGATAAGATTGATAAGAAATACTTTGAAAACTTCAAGAAAGAGGTTTGTGAACAGCTTGTTAGAATCAAAGGAGCTATGGATAAAACCCCGTCTGGAGAATTTCGTTTAAAATCAATAGATGAGCAGATCCGGGAACAGGTGAAAGAATATATCACAAAAGATCAAAGCGGAAGAGAAATGGTGGACTTAAAGGCGGCTTGCAAATCTTCTCCTGGCTATAAAAAACAATTTAATCTTGTTGTCAAGGCTAATACGCCTATAACATCAACTGTGACGGCCGCATCCGGTGTGACGCTGAGTCCTGGAGTTGTATTTGATCCTACTATTTCCGCGCCGCCTATGGCTGAAAGCGAAATCAGACAATTCGCTAATGTCGCGACTATCAATGCTCGGACATTGGTATATACAGAGCTTAAGGATTCTACAGGAGATGCCGAATGGGTTCCTGAAGGCGGATTAAAGCCTTCAATGACTGCAACAATCAAGGAAGTTGTTGTTAATACAGGGAAGGTGGCATTGACAGCTACGCTGACGGAAGAAACATTAACTGATCTTCCCCAGTTAGTGGCAGAGGTTCAAGCTGAAATTATTAATAAAATCGGTATTGAAGAGGAAAATGGGATTTTATATGGTTCTGGCTCTGATGGAGAAATAAAAGGTGTTTTCACAGATATCCCCGAATATTCATTAACCAGTATCAAGGTGGACAAACCGAACAACTTTGATGCTATTATAGCAGCTTATACACAAGTTGTTTCGACATCTAAAATGAATTATGCTCCAAATGTCGTCCGCGTTAATCCTATTGATTTGGCGAATATGAAGCTGACAAAAGATGCTAATGGCCAGTACCTCTTCCCGCCTTTTACATTACAGGATGGATCTCTTATTTCGGGAGTCCAGATCCGGCCATCCACTTCCATCACGGAAGGTGAATTTGTATTGGGCGATTTTAGATATCTGAACATCCGTGACTATGTAGGATTATCTATTACGTTCGGTTGGGTCAATGACGATTTCCAGAAGAACCAAGTGACAATGATCGGCGAAAAAAGATTGTTGGCTTATATTAAGTCGAATTACAAGACTGCATTCGTCAAGGGTTGCCACTATCAAAGAAGCTATTGATTCATCTAAAGAAATAGGAGGTTAATATAATGAAAAGAGGAAAAGTAAATAAAAATGATGCAAAGAGTTACAGGTTTGAACCTTCGGATGTATATGAAGTTACCTATATTAAGGCTAAACATCATGAAATCGGAGATAAGGATTATGTTTCTCTTCCTGTCGCAATCATGTTTATAAATGAGGGTAAAATAGCCTCTACTCCTGAAATAGAAGAGGCTATTGAAAAATATGGCATGAGCGGCTTGATCAAATCAAAAAATAAAAAACAGTAAATCATGCTTATAGATGAGACATTTTTCACAGGTGAACTTCATATAGAAGGAGTGATTTCGTATACAGGCGTGCCATCAAAGACTAATGAGGCTTCCAATTACGAACTTAAGTCATTGATTGCTCAATATGAACTTGAATTTTATCGTAAAATATTAGGTTATGATAATGCAAAAAAGTTTGTTGGGTATATCGAAAGTGGAGAAGGCGAAGAAAAATGGGATAATCTAAAAAACATGTTGGTCGAACAGGTAGGTAATCGGAAGGTATCTCCGGTTGCCTACTATGTATTCTTCTTCTATCTGAGAAAAAATCAAACACAGGCTACGCCTATTGGCAATGTAGAGGAAAGCTCTTCCAATAAAATTTCGCCATGTAATATCAAAATGATAAACGCATGGAATCAGATGGTCTATATGAATAGGTATATATCTGATTATCTATATGATCATAGAGGCGACTATGGCGGATATTTTTTTGATGAGCATTTACTGGAATTTATGAATAAGATGGGGATATGATAAATATCGTAGATATATTCAAGGATATTAGCCGTAATACTTCTATAAGTGTTGGGATGGAAATAAATTTCCTATTTGGAGAATGGGCGCAAATAGCACGGGAAATGGAGATATTAAGCAAATCTCCTATCACAGAATCGGGCAAATGGCCACTTCTTGCTCTTTTTACCCCATTTGAAGAAGATAAAGGCGACCCCGATCTATATTGTAAAGCAAATATTGACCTGATGATAGCTACTCGCACGTTATCTGATTATACCAATGATCAGAGGCTTGCTATTTCTTACAAAGAAATCCTACATCCTGTTTACGAACATTTTATTTCAGAATTAGCCAAAGACCAAAGGTTTGATTTTGGCTCTAAAAATGTCGTGCCGCACCGATATGTGGATAATATGAGGTATGGCAGTCGAGGGGTTTATGGTTCGGATGGTAAAAAGCCTTTTGCGGATTTGTTTGATGGGATAGACATATTGGATTTGGAGATAAAAGTAAAGAAACCTAATTGTAGATAAAGAAATGAAAAAGTACAGAGATTGCGGAAGCGAGATATTCAATACGGGATCAAGCAAATGTCCGTTTGTTCCGGATTATGTAAAAGTGATCATTCTGACACCGGAAGATATGGTGATAAAAGATGATGAACTGGAAGAAAAAATAGAAGAAATGATTCATGCGAACCGTCCGGGGCGTATCTATCCTATAGGACCTATCGCGGAGTATGCACCAAGTGGTGGTGAGGCCCAAACGTCTAAACAAGGATATGGTCCTTCTCAAATTACTTCTTACTCGGAGCTTGTTGAAGCCTGGACGCTTGAAAATTATGATGAAGGACTGTTGGCGAATTTAATGAAGCTTAAAAACGAAAGAATGAGAGCTTTATTTGTGGATAAAAATAACGTTGTTTATGGTCAGTATGACACAGATACTACTATTAAAGGCTATCTGATGTCTTCTATTTATCCTTCATCAGTACAACGATTTAAAACGAGTGGAGATAATGCATCTATGGCGGTTAGCCTGGTGTATGATGATGTAGAAAAGGCTTGGATGGAAACCAAATCTCTTCAGGGGGAAACGGATTTGGTTGAAAAAGCCAAAGGGCTAGTGTGGGTAGATGTCGTAAAAGTAGGTGATAGTGGATCTAATTATAAGGTAGTTGAACATTATGGCAAATATGATTTGACGACAGCCTATGGGACTTTGCTTGGAAAGACAGAAGGTGTGTGGGGGGATAGTGTTAGTGCTGCCCAATACAATTCTGCGGATGGCACATTGAGCCTGACTAGCGATAGTACACCGACATTATTAAGCCCAGAGCAGTTGCTTACTGCTGGTATTAAAGGTATTGAGCAATGGAAGTCGTAATGAATGGGGTTTCTTTTAATCGGGATTTATGTTCTAAAATGACAAAAAAACAATTTTTGGAAGCCCACGAAAAATCTTGTTTTTTAGATCGTAATATCGAAAATAGAAGAAAGATCCTAACGGATGTTTATAGCATTATAAAAGGTAAATCAGTTACAAACGAGGGGCTTTATTAGGCCCCTCTGTGTTTTAATATGGGTACTATAGAGGGAGTTTCAAATGCCGTAAGGATGTTAAAAAATAATTTCATGCCAGAGGTTACAAATAGCCTTCGTGAAAGTGAGGATCTGATTCATGATTTGATTACCGACCAACTGATGGCCGGACTTGATGAAAATGGAAAACAGATAAGGCCTACATATCTTCAAGACCCTTACTTCCGGGAAACGACAAAGACGG